GGTTTCATAGTGCTGCTACCTTTGTTTGTAATGTGCTGATAAGACTACTAAGCCCATTACGTCTATTGCTGCTGAGTATGCCTTCTAGTGCTAGTGCTTCAAAGTCATCACGTTCGATCTGCTTTGCCTCGTCTAAGGGCAAATCATCAAAGCAATCACAGATAACATGTGTCACACCTTTTGTAATCATAGCATCGCTGTCATAGTAAATGCGTGTCTTGTTATCTACAGCACCTACATCAACCCAAATACTACTGATACAACCGCTTACCAGTTTGTCATCACTGCGCAACTCTTCTGGCAGTGTAGTAGGCTTCTTGGCCATGTCAATCAACATTTGATACTGATCCATAACATCGTCAAATAAGTCTAGTTCTTCTGCCCAGTTTTGTATTTTACTCATTGCAAATGATCCTCTGCACCATATGCTTCTTGCCAATACTCGTGTGTTTGATATGCTGCCGTAATATAGCCTGCCGCAAACGCAAATAGAACCAAAGCCGTAATCTTAAGATTCTTCTTCAATCCGCCTTTGCCTTTGCTGCGTTTGTATGCTCGCCACATCCACCAGAAGCCGCCAATAGTAAGCACTGTGCTGAGTGCAATAATCCAAGGGTTGCTGGCTAGTTGCGCTCCTGTTGCTCCAAATATAAGCAACAACAATCCGTTAATGTAACATGCTGGACACATTATAGATCAGCCAATAATGCTTTTAGTTTTTTCTTTGACTTGCCTTTTACCTTTGCACCTTTAATTGCATCAACACCTTCTTGTGTCAACTCACCTACAACAACAATAGCAATCATACCCATGCTCTTGTGTGGTGAACACTGATATAGATATACGCCTGGTGTGTCAAATGTATATGTGTATTCTTTTGACAGTTTTGATTTCTTAGGTGCGTCCCATCCATCTGGACCAGCAATAAATTCTACATTGTGTCCTTTTGATGTTGGTAGCCATGTGATTGAATCTCCTACTTCGATAGTTGAGATGTCTTCACTATAAACCATTTTTGCTCCATCATCACGCTTGTTTAGCATGTCAACGGAAATGTCTTCAGCAAGTGCCGGTGTCGCCATTGCTGTAAGTAGTGCTAGTGTAATTGATAGTTTTCTCATTTGTTATCCTTTATACTGAGATTTGTCATTCTAGTCCAATACAGGGAATAAGAACAGATTGCTTACAGTTATCTGGATAAGCAATCGCCGAGCCAAGTATAGGCAATCCTACCATACCAATAATGATAATCAAGAATGCCCAGCCTAGGCCTTTTGTAGTACAATATTGTGTTTGTTCACTCATGCTCGCCACCATTTGCTCGACCGTCGTATTTGCGTCCTGACTTTAACAAATTGTTAAGTGACTCGGGATTCTTTTCTGCTTGACGGAATGTCACTGCTGTAATTGTAATACCACTGATTAACAAGATATGAAATGTTGCACTAATGCCAAACGCATAAAAACTTCCTACCATTACTGCAAAAATGCCACTCCAAATAAAGAACAGGCATTGAAATACCATGTGTCCTACCATAGGATCTAAGTTTCGTAGTGGTGACTTTTCTACTGTCATAACAGTGTCCCACATTTCACGTGGAAGTTTTGCAATTTCAGTTATTGTGGTTGCCCAGCCAATGGGTTTTCGATTCTTCATAATAATTCTCCTGTGTGTCTTTTAGTGTGTATTATATATAGCATAAAAAAACACCCAAGTCAACCTCAGTGGGTGTGTTAAAGTGTAGCACCTGTTATCATTTTAATATTCTGTGACAACTTTGCATTAAACTCTGCATCTGTTTGCGAATGTGCTAGTCCTTCACTTAGTGCTCTACTAAAACTAGCACTTACACCTGCGTTCATTGATAGTCTACGACATGCTTCTGCTGTAGCATATCCGCCACTTAGGAACACAACACGTTCTACATTAGGAAACACTGTAAGGTTGTGATACAAGTTGGGTACTTCCGGAGGTGTTAGTTTAAGAATACATTTACCTGGAAACTCGTCCAAGAACTCTTGTAAATGATACATGAGAGCATCTTCAACTTCTCCTTTGATAGGATGGTCAATGGGTACTTCAGGTTCAATGATTGGCACAAGCCCGTAATCCCAAATAGTACGAGCAAGTGTAAACTGTTGTTTAAGCACAGGATGTACCATTCCTGTACCGTGTACAATGCTACGCATCTTTGTACCATAAATCTTAGGACCAATGCCGTTTGTAGCCCACTCCAACATCTGCTTTACTGGAAACTGTTTGAGTGTTCCGTCAGCATCACAGCCACTGTCAATCTTTAGGAACGTGTCAATGCCTTTTTCATCCAAGACGTTAACCATGCCACGGGTGACTGTGTCTTGGTAGAGGATTGCTGCCCAGATGTTTTTGTCGTTGAAGTCAGGACTGCTGACCATTCTAAGACGCATAGCATGAACTTTCTCCATTTTGTCTGCTTCTGTGTATTCTTGTCCGTAGCGTTCTAATACGCCTCCTGTTGAACCACCACTGTGATCCATTGCTGCAATAAATCTTGGATCACTCATATGACTCTCCTGTTTCACGGAAGAAGTTTTCACTCCAAAACGCTTTGTCGTCAATCCACACATCGTAGTTCTCTTTTTCGCCTACGCTTAGTTCGTGATGCTTTGCGCCCCAGTCCATAAGTTGCTTGTATGTAAGTTCGTAATAATCTACACCGCTTACACAGCCACGTGCTGTCATATATTTTATTGTGTGTCCTGCATCGTATAATGCGTTTACTCGTGCAATGCGCTCTGGCATTGGAATATGATTAGCATAGTCTTTTTTACCACTACCATCCATAAAGTAAACCTCTTGACAAATAGTTCCGTCGATGTCAATCACATATTTCATTAAATGTCCTTTGTGTCAAAGTTTAAAGTGGCACTTCTGTTGCTAGGCAGTACCCGCCCCCACATACCCTTAGGCTGCTAGTGCCATTTCTGGCGCTCTATTTGCGTTTGCATTTAGAAATGTTGACCAATAACGCAGTCATCCGGTTAACTCCACTTCACTTTCACACCTGTCGATCCTAGTTCTACCCCATCAAAAACACACTGCCAATCACGAGGCTCAAAGAACCCTTAAAGGCGATTTCGCGGGTCAGACCCTAGAAACAGTGTGCTTATGGTGGAGTAGCCCGGTACTGCCCCGGGGTCCAGTATGTGTCTACGTTGCTTCAACGCTAACAGTTTATTTATATACTATATTTGTAGGTTTGTCAAGAACAATTTACCATCGTTGGTCTTTTATTTTTCGTACTGTTTTTGTAGCTCTAATAGCATTCATTATTCTAAGCAACTGATTTGATTTAATATTTGAATGCCATCTGTTTTTTGTATCAAATGTTTTTGCATAGTCACATGCTTCTGTAAACTTTGTAGAAACTATTTTTTCTAGGCATTGTAAGTCTTCGTCACTCAGTGACATTATTCCTTTTGGTTCCATTGTGGAATCTCCTATTATATGCTTGTTCAAAACCTTCTTCATAATCACATAACGGAGCCCCATTGCAACCGTCGACCCATAATCTTTTAAAGTAGCTATCTGCTGATTGAAATGCTGTAGCATCACTCTCTGGAATATGGCCTTTTACCATCCAAAACAATCTATATGCTTCTTTATGCTCTATCATATTGGTATTTATACCTCGGCAGAAATGTTGACGCTAACACTGTTCATAAAAGCCTTCGTATATAGATTGCTTGTATATTTGGTTAGCACGATTAATGTCGCACTCTATTTGATACAAAAACTCATTCTCATCATAGTAATCAATAGTAAAAAGATCTTTACTATTCTTAAAATCAAGACAGTATGGACCTTTTTTTAGCAATGCGTTCCTAGCTTTGATAATCAACAGTATTGACTTTCAATATGTTTTTTGAGGAAGTCATTACGAGTAAGTATATCACCTGCTGTGTAATATTTTAGATTTTCTGCTGCTGTGATATCTCCGTGTATTACATCTACTACATAGTTATTTTTATCACAGAAATCAGCAACTAATGTTACATCATCATGTTGTATGTTATCTACTGCACATCTTGCAGTATCTTCACAGACACTGATAGTTGCACGACCAATATTAAATACGATCATCGTTTTCTAATGCTACTTCTAATATTTCGTTGAGAGTAAGATGCTTCATGTCATCGTCAAGTATTACTTCTTTCATATCAAGATCATCATCTGCTGACTCAGTGTTACCAAGATATATCATAATATCATTCAACGTGATGTTATCATCTATCTGAGAAGCAGTCCATATTTGACTCATAATCAAACAGTTTTGAATACTATTACGATTTTTTATTTCTTTCTTTACTAAGAAATCAATAGCGTTTTGTTTTGCTTGTACATACAAAGAAACTTTGTCAGCAATGTTATTTAGGTATTGTTTTTCGCTCATGTTTTTAACTTTTGATCTTGTATTTCTTTTCTACGCTCTGTTATTAACGTTTTTAAATCATTGAGAGCTTGACGGGCACGAACAGCACTTACTTTCACACCTTCTTGTTCAAACTTTTCTGATTCTTTAACGTAAGTTGCAAATGCAACTTTCATTGCGTCATGTATTTCGCTCAACTCAGACACCTATAATGTACTCGTATAGTTCTTTCCAGTTGACTACTTTCTTCATGTTATCCGGAATAGTATCATTCATATTCCATCCGTGTTCAATAAGTATTGGTCGCATGCCTACTTTCTGTCCTGCAACAGCATTTGAAAACTTGTCTTCGATCCAATAGTAACCAGTGTCACGATACTTCTCAAGTGCTTCGTCTTTGTCTGCACCTGTATCCAAACACTCTAGTACTGGAAATGCTGTTGGACCAAATAACTTGTCCAAGTTCATTTGACGTAGCTTCTTGGCATTAGGATCAAGACTCATGCTAGTGACACAATGGAACACATAGCCGTGTTCTTCGTGTAGTCGTTTCACATAATAACGTGCATCACGTAGTGCTGGAAGGAATGCCATTGCAGCACTCTCATTAAATATTACAACTTGTTTGATAGCTTCTTCTAGAGTAATACCAAATCGTTTACCAATGTTGTATTCTTTATTACCATCTTCGATTTCAGTATACCCGTGTTGTGTCATCCAAGCACAAAACGCATATTCCCAGTTGAGTAAGACTCCATCGCAGTCTGTTACAATAATCTTTTCCATACATGCCTCTTTCTATTTGCCTTTGTTATGTTTTATATTAACACAAGGTAAACAAACTGTCAAGCCTTAATCATATTAGTTGGCAAAAACGTTAGAACTACCAGAGGTTATTTCGTGTGTTTGAGAGGTACCGTCACCGTCATAGTGATCGCCAATGCGCCCTATTTGTTTATTATTTGCATAAACATTTGGCGAATATGTATCCAATGGCGGCGAATGGTTTACAGGACCTGCTGTACAAGGGTCTCCATGTGGGTGACTTTTCATAACATCGTCTTTTCTAACAACGCCTATGTTGTTAACAAAAACATTACTACTGCCAACATTGCTCGACTGTGTTGTATTAGCATCCCAGTTCCAAGCAACAGGTACTGGAGGATCACCGGCTCGTCGACATACTTTTCCTCTAACACCGTCGGTACAAGCAACACTGCTTTTTCCGTCCTTGTATGCTAATCCTGGCATCTATACTCCTAAACTACTGCTAATCCTGTAGTTGCTTGCACATATTGACTGGCCATATCTTTTTCAGTCTTGTGTACAAAAACTATTGCACTTTTATTTAGTTTGATAGTGCTGGCAGGATCTACAGTAAACACCCAAGGACCTAGTCCAATGCCTTGCTGACTTGCTTGTAGTGCTAGTGGCTTGGTGATTTTGATACTGGTAGCATCTTCTTCTACAAATCTGCCTACAATCTCTTCGCCTGCTGTAGTTCTAATAGTAATGGTGTCTGTTGCTTTGTACGGTGCTTCAATAATCATAATGAGTGTCCTGTTCCGTTGTAACCTGTTTCTTCTAAATACTGTGGAAACTTGTCCCAGCCGCCAATGCTTTTGCCACCTACTTTGATTTGTGGGAAAGTGCGAGCTCCTGGGAACATTTCTAATACTTGTTCACGTGTAAAGTCTTCGTTGAGTTGATAGTATTTGTATTCGTACTGACGACTTTCACACAATGCCTTTGCTCTATCACAGAACGGGCATTGTGTTTTACCATATATCTCTATCATAATGAAAAGCCTTTGAATGTATCTGCT